ACATTTTTTACAAGGTTCTAGAGGTGAACAAAGATTAGTTCAAAGTCTAATTAATGAACATCTTAAAATTTATGGTGTAGAAGTCACTTTCATTCCAAGAAAATTTGTAAATCAATCAACAATAATCGAAGAAGTTACTGCATCCAAATTTGATGATAACTTTTTAATTGAAGCATACGTAGACAATTATGATGGATATGCTGGTGCTGGAGATGTACTAACAAAGTTTGGAATGAGTTTAAGAGATGAAGTGACTCTTACCATTTCCAAAGAAAGATTTGAAGAATTTATTTCACCATTTATGGATGCAGATGATGACATTGAATTATCATCAAGACCTCGTGAAGGTGACTTAGTATTTTTTCCATTAGGACAAAGATTATTTGAAATTAAATTTGTAGAGCACGAAGAACCTTTTTACCAATTAGGAAGTAATTACGTTTATAAACTTAAGTGTGAACTCTTTGAATATGAGGATGAAGTTATTGATACTTCAATTGAAGCGATTGATACTCAAGTTGAGGAAGATGGGTATATTGCAAATCTTCAACTGGTTGGTATTGGTATCACTGCACTTGCATCACCAGTGGTTGCAACAGGTGCAATTCGTGAAATATTCTTGAATAATGATGGTTCAGGATTTACAGGAACACCTGTAGTTTCTATAAGCACATCTCCTTCGAGTCTATCTGGTTCTGATGCCACAGCAGTTGCATTTACAACATCAAGGGCAAATGTTACATCTATTGAAAAAATATTAATAACAAATGCTGGATTTGGATATACTGAAGTTCCCACTATTACTATAACTGGTGGTGGTGGAAGTGGTGCAGCAGCAACTTGTTCTGTTAATACTGTATCTAATAGTATTGTTAGATTCACCATAACTCAAGCTGGTGTTGGATTTGGATCTGCACCAACAGTTACTGTTGGAGTACCTGCTGGAGCAACAGCAGCAGATAGAGCAACTGGTATTGCATCAATTGGCATCGATCCTTCAAGTGGATTTAACCGTGTGAATACAATATTCTTAACAAATACTGGTGCAGGATATACAGGTGGTGAAACTGTCACAATATCTGACCCAGAGACAATAAGTGGAATTGGAACTTATCAGTTTAATGAAATTGTTCAGGGTGTGCGTTCAGGAACACAAGCAAGAGTCAAAAATTGGGATTACGATACTAAAATACTTAAAATTGGTAATGTTGGGATTGGTACAACAACGACAGGATTCTTCGCTGGTGAAGATATCAAGGGACTTACTTCTGGGGCATTATATAGTGTTTCTGTATTTGATGAGGATAATAGTACCGATAAATATAATGAAGGCGATATATTTGAGTCAGAAGCAGACTTACTTATAGACTTTTCTGAGTCAAATCCATTTGGTAGTTTCTAATGTTAGGCAATTATTTTTACCATCAAATTGTAAGAAAAACAGTTATTGCATTCGGCACACTGTTTAATGATATTCATGTCCGTCACGATGATGGTGCTGGAAATATTATATCTGATTTAAAAGTTCCAATTGCATATGGTCCAAGACAAAAGTTTTTAGCAAGAATTACACAGCAAGCAGAATTAAATAAAGCAACTCAAATTACATTACCAAGAATGTCTTTTGAGATTACAAATATCTCCTATGACTCTTCAAGAAAGGCAGGTATTACACAAACATTTAAAGCGAAAGATGTAAATAATGATCAAATGAAAAAGGTATTCATGCCTGTCCCTTATAATCTAGGATTTGATTTAAATATCTTAGTTAAACAACAGGATGATGGATTACAAATACTTGAGCAGATATTACCATTCTTTCAACCAGGTTTTAATATATCAATCGACTTGGTAAAGTCTATTGGGGAAAAAAGAGATATACCAATGGTTCTTCAAAATATATCTCAGCAAGATGATTATGAAGGGGACTTTGCAACAAGAAGAGCATTAATATACACACTATCATTTACAGCAAAAACATTTTTCTTCAATCACATTGCACAAACTCCAGAGGGACTTATCAAAAAAGTTCAGTTGGATTACTATTCAGATTCAAATACAAGAACAGCAAAACGTGTACAGAGATATACTGTAGTTCCCAAAGCAAAACAAGATTATAACGATGATGATGTTATAGATACTGCAGATGACTTATTAATTGAACCAGGTGATGATTTTGGATTTACTGAAACAAGCACATTCTTTGGTGATGGAAAAGAGTTTGCACCTAATAGGGGAGTAGATATCTAATGGCAAAAGGTTACGATTCATTAAATGATACTTTCAACACTGATGGTAGTGTTGAGGTTGACGCTATTGTTAAAGCAGATGAAGTAACCAAAGTTGATGAAGTCAAGAAAGATTATGATTACACAAGAGGTAATTTATATTCACTAATCGAAAAAGGTCAAGAAGCAATAAATGGTATTATGGAAGTTGCAGGGGAAACTGCAAGTCCAAGAGCATATGAAGTCGCTGGACAACTCATAAAATCAGTTGCAGATACTACAGATAAATTAGCAGATTTGCATAAGAAAGTAAAAGATATAGAAGAGGACAATCCAAAAAAACAAAGCACTGTTACAAACAACGCACTCTTTGTTGGTTCTACAAGTGAACTTTCAAAGATGTTAAAAGACGGATTGCTAAATAATAATAGCTCTGAATAGTCTGTATAATGGCGAAGACTTCCTGTAAAAAGGGGCAATACTATTGTAACACTGACAAAAAGTGTAAACCTATTCCTAGAGGGTTTACCGTCCGTGAGGATGGTTTCCTAGTAAGGGAAGGATGGTCAGCAAGGTATAAAAAGTCAATTGATTGTGATAACCCAAAAGGTTTTAGTCAGAAAGCACATTGTGCGGGTAAAAAGAAAAAAATGACTGAGGAATCAAATCCTCGCATCGCCCGTAAAAAAGGGCAACCTGCAAAGTCAAAAAAACATTCTGATTTATACACTGATGAAGATCCTAAAGGAACTATTCATGGACTTGGTTTTAAGGATGTCGCAACAGCGAAAGCGAGTGTGGCAAAAATTAGGAAATCAGGTCGATCACATGCTCATAAAATTCAAGCAGCAATTGCTATGGAGCAAAGAGCAAGAGTGATGGGTAAAACTGCTGAAGCAGCAGTTTATAGAAAGTTTATCAACTCAATGAAAAAGAAAACAAAAGCGATGAATGAAGAAAAGAAGGGTGATCACGAATATGAAATGATTCGTCGTCAGACCGATAATATAATGGTCAACGCTAAAAAACTTAAGAAAAAAGTTGGTAAAGGTGAGGGTGAAGCAAAAGCGTGGGTTCAGTCTAAAATTACAAAAGCAGCAGATTATCTTGATACCGCAGCAGATTATATGACTGATAAAGATAATGTTAAAGAAGGAACACTACGTTCTTGGTTTAAAGGTTCTAAATCAAAGGATGGAAAAGGTGGATGGGTTAACGTACTTACAGGTGGAACTTGTGCAAGCGATGAACCTGGCGAGGGAGTACCCAAGTGTGTGTCTCGTGCAAAATATGAAAGAATGACTCCTGCAGAAAGAAGATCTGCAGCAAGAAGAAAGAAAGCAGCAGATCCTGGTCAGCAGGAAAAAACTGGTGCTGCAAAACCAACATATGTCTCAACTGACAAACCTAAAAAGAAAATGAAAAAGGAATCAACTGAATTTACTTCATTACCTCTTGTACTTGAAGTCCCACAAAACGCTGGTGAGTTTAAATGTGGTCTGATGTTCCGTGAGAGTTTAGAGCAAGACAGAGGTATGTTATTCATATTTGAAAGTAATGATTATTGGACTTTCCATATGAAGAATACTTTTATTCCCCTTGACATTGCTTTTATAAAAGAAGACGGAACAATTGATAGTATCAAAGAGTTAGATCCAATGAGTCCTATTCCTGTTTATCCTGATAGTGAAATCAGATATGCAGTTGAAGTAAATCGTGGTTGGTTTGCAGAGAATGATGTAAATACTGGGGATAAATTATTAGAAGAAGAAGATTTAACAGAAGGAAAAGATAAAAAAGGTAAAGGTAGTGGAACAAAAGATGCTTGTTACTATAAAGTCAAATCAAGATATTCAGTTTGGCCAAGTGCATATGCATCAGGTGCATTAGTAAAGTGTCGTAAAGTCGGTGCTGCAAACTGGGGTAATAAATCAGAGTCAGTTGAATATGAAGTAGGGGAAAATCACAGTTGGAGAGATTCATTTGATAATGAAGAGTTAGATGAGCAACTCTTAGGAGCAATAAAAAGAGCAGGTAGTGCAATTGGTAATGCATTAAAATCAAGACCAATACAAGGTAGAGTTTCTAGAAGCAGTCAAAATATGTCTGGTAAACAACCACAACAACAAAAACAACCAGCACCTCAAGCACAACAAACACAACAAAAACCAGTAACTCCTGCACCTAAAATGGGCAGAACTGAGGTAGCAAATAGAGAAAAATTAGGAGACGCAAGAGTCGATGCATTAAAGGCAAAGAATCAAG